TTGAATAATAATCATAAACAATTTGAGAATGAATGTCTGGTTCTAAACTACATTTAGATTTACAACATATAGTCATTTTACAAGCAATTCGTTTTAATAGTCCCCACATTATTAATAAAATAGATATTTTTTACATTGTTTTAACTAAAGTCTGTAAATTGAGTGCGGCGTTGTATTTAACGAAAGTCTGGACTAACTCACTCTTGTTTCGTCTGTCAACTGGAAGTAAATCACTACCAGCATTGACTCCAGAATGAACTGTATTAGAGTAATCCCGATTAATGTAGTTGAGAGAATTACCGACACCGTAAGTATAATCAACACCAAGACCGAGTAGTTCTGGATATAATTGATTACCGACACCGTTAGCAGTTGAAACAGCAGCACCTTCAATCGCCGCATTACCAGCAGTGTAAATACCGTTAGTTCTATCTCGGTAATCCATTTCTAAGTTGTTGGCAGTTCGTGTCATATTTGCTGAACTTCGCTTTGCTTCCATACCACCGAGTAAGGCTCTTTCAAAATGTTTTCTTATTTCAATATCACCCATAATGTTTTCACGTTTTAAAAACTGAGTTGGATTAAGTGAACCAGAACCGAGTTCCACAAGACTTTCATAATTCGGTTGGGATTTGAGTGGGAATGTAAATGGGAATCGAAGATTATCTTTTTTATGTTCGACTTGTTTAAAACCAACTGGAAGTCGGAAATTTGTTTGTTGGTAAGCAAGGTTATTGGTTTGGTCTTTATCCAGATATAAATTACACATTGCTTTTACCGAGTTAAGTTGTGGAGTGTATGAAATATTATCTTGGTCAGCGTGAATATCATTGAGTAAGTTAAGTTGAGAATTGAGTGGAATCTGTGCTTGGTATGCTTTGAGTTCTTGAGGAGTTGGAACAATGTATCGACCCTCTAATTTAAGATTTCTTAAACAATACATAGAATTTGCTAAGTCCATAGTTGTAGCACCGCCGCCAGACGTTGCTTTATCTCTAAATCTCTGGAATAATACCGAACTGTCTGGTGCTAAGTGAAGAGTGAGCATAAGACCATTAGTGAACTGTTGACCTAAGTGAATGTTTCCAGATTGAAATAAATCAATATCTAATTTAAGTGAGAATGGCACACCGATTTCTCGGTTGTTGTTAGTTTTAAGGTCTTGGGCAGTTTTGTCGGCTATAATTTGAATTCGTCGATTAACTTCGTTTGCGTGATTACCTTGAGCGAGTGTTCGGTTTGCGGCTACACCCCATAAGTAATCTTCGTCGTTGTTGGTGTATGCTTGTCTAAGTGAAGAATATGCTGGGTAATTATGAATGTTGATTAACTCGGTATTTGTTTTTTTAGTTTGAATTACCACTTTATCAATTACATTATGAACCCCACCGTGATTCGGGATATTACAAGCAGTTTCTTTTGCGATAGAAGCACCGTTGTCATTTTCTAAATCGGCGTAAGTCGGGTCTCTAAATCCTTCGTCTGTATCTTGTTGTTTAACTATGAACTGACCAGAAAGAACCAGTGTTCGTGTTTCCAATAATTTTTCAATTGCTGGAAGACTAAATTTGATAATTGGGTTAGACTCTTTAAATGAGAACCCACCAGCAACTCCATTAGTCCCTGAACTTTGAAGTGGATTGTCATTGAGTGGCGAAATACTAAAATAATTCTTTTCAATCGGCATTTTATATATTAATAAAATATTTTAATTATAAATAACTTTTTAAAAAAAGTTAAGTCAAAAACTAAGTTTGCTCTAAAGATTTTTGAAATCTTTTTTACAAAATAAGTTGGAGATTATCCTTATTAATCATAATTGTTTTTACTGAGAAAACAAAATGAATAACTCGCATATTACCGAGAAGAATATTATCACTATCAGTTCTTGCTGTTCCTCTATCATTACTGAAGGTAAGACGAATCTGTGGTTCAGCGTCTTTTAGGTTGTATACAAATTGTTCGCCTCGTGCGAGTTCTCTGGCGTGTAAGTAAGTATTAGTGTAATCACAGATATTACCTGCTCGGCATTCACCAAGTCTTTTAACGTCTTTACCTATAGATTTGAATGCTTTAACAAGTTCATTCATATTAACAACTTTGTCGGCTTTTGCTGAAGGATTGTAGGCTTTGAGTGGATAAAGTTTGTTGTTAATAAAATACTGAACTGAATCTAAGTAAGTTCGGTGTGGAGGTTGACCATTGTAGTAATTCTGGGCATATTTTTCGTTTTCAGTGCTTACACCGATATAGTGAGTAAAAATACTTTTAGCAGCAGAAGCAACTGAAGTAATTTCGGTTTGGTGTGAAAGACTGCTCTGTGGAATATTATCGAGGAAACAATCCCAAGATATGTAATCAAACTGACTTTCCTTAATCATACCTTTCATAACACCTTGTGGTGGAATTACTTGTAAAACTTTGAGTTCTACATTTTTGAGTTTGTAAGTGGATTGAACTGCGTCATTAGTAAAGTATATTTTACAGTTGTTAGTTTGAGTGCCGTCGCCACCAGCAGCAGTTAAATCTGCGGCTGTTGGGTCTAAAACTAAAACTATTTTTGATTTAGGTGTTCCGTCAGTTCCGCTAAATTGTCGGTGGACGTGGTGAACAACGAAGTTTTGAGCCCCTGTCGCTCCAGTTCCGCCAGTGTTTTCAAGGGTCATTGCTGAGCCCTTAACAATACCGAGACTTGCTGGGTCGGTTAGTTGAGCCCCAGTAATAACAATAGTTTTAAGTGTTTGAGCACCAACACCAGTAGCACCTCCAGAAGCAGCGACGGCTCTAATTGGGTCAACAGCAATACCATTAGCATAAGAGTCGGCTTTAACCATTGAAGTTAAAGAAGCACCATCGGCTACATAAGCACGAGTCATTACTTTTTTATCTTCAGCAAAAGTAATCTCAATACGAAGACCACCGAATAATAAGATTGGAGTTAGTTTCTCACTTACGCCGAAATGAGAAAAGATTCCCGACTTAAGTGGAATACAGAATTTTCGAGCAGCAAATTTTTTAGCACACATTTCAGTATCTACGTCGGCGGTTTGGTCAGTTCCACTAACTACTCCACTACCAGAAGAAATTTGACTGAATAACTCACTTCCTAAGTCTAAAGTTCCTCGTGGGTCGCCAGCATAACCACGCTCAACTAAGGAGTTGGCTTTGGTTGCTGCTGCTTGGGAACAAGTATAGGCTCGGCACTCTGGGTCAGTTCCGTTCTTAAGTTGGGAATGGGCATTATCTTCTTCCATATATTGGTTTTCAATACCACACCACAAATTGTAGTTAGTAAGTGATTCTAAGAGTTGACCATTTGCTAAACTAAATATATCCATTCTTTGGATTACCGAAGAAGCACCAGACACGGCTGGGAAAAGATTAACTCTGGAATTAGGGCAAGTGTTGAGCATATCAAATGAAATGTAAGAATCTTTACCTTTAACGAACCCAATATCTGGGTGAATTGTAAAGATTGCTTTTTGTTCACTTGTAAATTCAGTTCCATTATCGGCAACGAGGGCTATAAATTTTGAGTTTTCGGCAACAGACATTTTATATATTATTAATATATTTTATTTTTTCAAATTAAAATATCTTAAATTAATATAATGTCTTTGAAAGAAATCGTAGAACCTGTTTACACTCAAATTTTCGATAGAAGTGCTCGAGTCAATAATACTATCGTAAGAGCAATTGACGAGCAAGCAACGGCAGGAACATTTACCTTAGGTAGTGCTGGAAACTTAAATTCATTTAAAATAGGCGACGGTGCTGGTGCTAATACAGCCTTAGACCTTGTTTCGACCTCTGCTCTCGATGTGAGGGATACTGGGACTGGTGCTCGGCAAGTAAGGGTCGACGGTCTTTTTGCTGACACTGCTGATTCAAATAAAAGAAAACCCCAGTTTTGCGTCTTTAATATGAATGGGACAACTATAGTTAATACTGGGTCGGGTATTTTTTCTGGAACTAATTTGTTTTGTGCTGTAAATAAAATTTCAGTGATATCGTCGGGAAATACATATTGTAATCAAGGTAGTATAACTGCTAAAGCAACTGGGGCAGCAACGGTATTCGGTATTTTACAACCAAAACATTTTTCCAGTAAGTCATTGTTTTATGCGACTTCTCATACCGAACAACTCTTAATTAAAGACCTTCATATTTCAAGTTCTATGGCGACAGCGTGTTCTATAGAACTATTTGAACAAGATTTAGATTCTGGATTAAAAGAACTGATAGGTAAGATATTTGTTGGTAATGTTCACAGTGATATTAATCACCCATTAAATTTTAAAGTCGGTAAAACCAAAGTATTCTATGCTACAATTACTAACCTTGAGACAGTAATCGGCACTAACCACATTTCGGCTAATATATCGGCAATATCGATTTAAAGAATTTTTTATTTCTTAATAATATATGAGGAGATATACCGAATGGCTTAAACAAAAAGTTATGTGTGATATTTGTAAAAGAGAAATCAGCAGAGGTCATATTCATAACCATTTGAAATCAAAAATTCATATTAAAAGCAGTGAAGCCATTGTTGAAAAAGAGAATAAAAAACTTACTGAATCGGTAATTATATCGTGGGATTAAAAGTTGGCGTTCTAAGTTTATTTTTATTTTATATTACAATATTATATGAGTATTGAAATGATTGATAATGGTTATATTTATCAAATTACGTCGCCAGACGACGACAAAATTTACTATGGTTCAACTAAGAACTGGAAAGAAAGAAAAAGAAATCACAACTCTATATCTAATCACTGTATGACTATGTATATGATTGGAAAGAAAGAGATTAAAATATTAGAAGAATATAACAACATAACGAGAAGTGATTTGAAAAAAAAAGAAAGAGTCTGGATTGAAAATCATAATGAAGAGGAAACTGGGTTAATTCTATTGAACAAACAAATACCGACTCAAACCCACGCTGAATATCATAAAAAACGATATGCTGAGAAATCTCTGTATTATGCTGCTAAACAGAAATGTTATTACTATGAAAATCATAATAAAGAATTACAGAGAAACAAAAAATATTTGGCGAAAAGAAAGGGGGATACTTGGTTTTGCGTTGATTGTCAAACACTGTATTCTTGGACTACTAAAAAATCTCACGTTAAGACTCAAAAACACTTAGGCAATATAGCCACCGCCGCCAGCCCCTAATGTATTTCCTTTAAATACTGAGGTGTCTATACCACCACCTACAGTTCCAGTTTGGGCACTTGCGGCTGTGGCTTTTGCTTCTTCACCTTTCTTATCTAAACCGTGTATTAATCCACCGATTAAACTACCAATACCGATTATTTCACCAATAACTGGAATACCGTCTAAAGCAGCGTCCATACCACCCATTACTTTTGAGGCTACATTACTTACTGCGTCGTCGGCGTCGCCACCCAGCCCATCGTCTCCAACATTACGGCCATTTGGGTTTCCGTTAGGTGTTGGGTTTTGTGTTGGGTTTTGTGTTGGAGTTTGTGTTGGAGTTTGTGTTGGAGTTTGTTGACCACCCGCTAAGTTTTGTTGGGTAGCCGTTGTATTCTGTAGTGGGGCGGGGGGTGCTCCACCAGCACTACCACCGCCAGTTTGACCTGCTGCTTGACCAGTTGCTATGTGTTGATTCATAGCATTACCGACATTTACACCCGAAGTTCCACCACCCGAAACTTGACCTGAGATTACCGACCTACCACTGGCCACTGATATACTTCCACCACTCGAGTTTGCTGCGGCGGCGAGTGTTTGGGCAGAACTTACTGGAGCAGCAGCAGCACCAGCACCAGCACCAGAGGCGGCGGCGGCGGAACTTCCAGCAGGAACAATTGAAGTCGGGATTACTGTTGAAGGAAGACTCGAAGCAAGTGCGTTTGCGACATTTCCAGTATTAGTAATTGAATTAATACCTTGTGAAAAATTAGCAGCAACATTAGAAAAATTACTTACTGCGTTATTAGCGGCTTGAACAACGTCATTTGTCGCTCCGTCAGTTAAGGTGCTTGTTGTTGCGTCAGTTGCTGCTTGACCTTGACTTTGAAGTGTCCTAAAGACTTTACGACCGTGTTTCCAAACAGTTCCAGCACCAGTAAGTGCCCCACCCCAACCTTCGGCTTGCTGAGAAATAGAGTTAAATTTATCTTCAATTGTAGTTGCTTTTTTATCTCCGTATTCTTGTTTTACGTCGTTTTCGTGATTTATTCCTTCTTGTAAATTACTCATATATCCTTGTAATTGATTGAAATAAGCCATTTTATATATTTATATTATATTTTAATTCTCTTCGTCTGTATTTTCTTCGTTATCTTCTTCTTCGTCAGTTGCTTCGTCATTCTTTGGTTTATCTTTAATAGCATTCCACATTTCTTTCTCTTCGAAATTTCTTCTCATTGTTAAATCTTGAATGTTGAGGAATGCGAAATCAAAAGGTTCTTGTTTGGATTCGTGATATAATCTAATAAACTCTTTTTCACTTCCACCGAATACCGACAACTCTTGACTCATTTTCTTTAGTTCTATTTCGGGACTATTACCCATTAGAAAGTAAGCCGAAGCGTTAATTCTTTGAATAGCATTTAGATATTTAAAATACTGAGATATAATACAAATACTGAGTTTTCCTTCTTGTTCTTCATTACCTATATGTCTGTATTTTGTAGTTAGTCCAGTAAGTGCGTCAATAGAACTTCCCGCTCGTTTCACATTAACATTACCAATAATGTCTTCTAATACTAATAAATACTTACTATTGCTGTCGTCGTCTTGAACCATTTGGATTATCTCTTCCATTAGTGCGTCATTGTAGTCTGTAAATACAAAATCAAATTGCTCTAAAATAGGTTTCATAATTTTATCGTTGTAGGCGGTATTCGATATTAGAATCTTAACGTCGAATAACTCTTTGTATGGAAAATTTGGATTAAAAAACAGATTAGCCATAAATAAACTTTTTCCCGACTTAACAGCCCCAATTACATAGGCTAAAAATGGGTGATTCGGTAATATATCAAAATCAACTTCACCGACTTCGTCTTTGTCTAACTTTTTTAGTGGTAGAATTTGATAATTTTTGGGGTCATAATCATTCTTTGGTTGCTTCAAATCCTTCTGGTTCTTTTGGGACATACTTATAAGTATCATAGATATTATTTAACTTAAGTTTTAACTTTTCGTCGTCAAATATCTCTTCCTCACCAACACTATCTAAGTGTTCTGTTAATTCTTCAAAGTCTTCGATTGTTTCACAATTATCGAGTGCTTCTTCTCTCATATTTTCCCACCGAGTATGTCTGTCAATTTCCCATTCTTCCCGTCTTTTTTTCTCGAGTAGTTTTTCCCGAATTTTAGTCTCTTTGGTGGATTTCTTCAAATATTCTTTTTTTAATTTTGCTGACTTAGTCTGTTTTATTCCTTGTTCTACAAATTCCTTCTCTTTTTTGGCTGCTGCTGCTACACTTGCTCTTTCAATCATTTCGTCTCTTTTTTTCTTCAGTTCTTTATTTCTTTTATTTTCAGCAACTCTTATTCTACCCTTTTCTAATGCGGCGAGTTGAGCCTCACTTAGTTTCTTTTTTCTACGTTGTTTTTTCAACTCTTTCTCTGGAATCGGTTCTGGACTTGGTTCTGGACTTGTTGGTGGCGTGTCTTCTTCTTGTTTCCATTCCATTTCACCGTCAGCACATTCAATAATTTTGGGGGCAATTTTAAATCTAACCATATATAAATAAAAAATATATTAAATAAGTAAGTTAAACTATGTATTATTTAGCATATGATAAACTTCGGCAGCCTTTAGCAGTGCGTTCTTATCAATACTCAAACTCCAGTTCTTCGTCTTCTCCACCTTGTTCCAGTTGCTCCTTAATTATTTCGTCGGTTGTTTTTAGTCGCCAATATCTTAATACATTTCTATAACTAACTACGTCGCCATTCGGTTTCTTAAAATTTAATACGTCTTTGAAAAATATTCTGGTTGAGGTAGAAGTTTTGAGGTGTTCTATAACATTCTTCTCGCAAAATTGTTTGTTCTGTTCGTATTTAGATAGAGTTCTATAGAAATCGCTGTCTTTGAAAAAGCACCAGAATTCTTTGAATTTAACATAGTTGTTTTTGTTTGACATATCTTTAGTATAATGTTGTTTTAACACCATAAATATATTATCATTGTCTTCGATATAATGTTTAGTTCTTTCTGTAATTTTACTACTTACAAATAACCGACTACACACATTATAACCAGCATTTTCTTTTTCCCATTTCTTAGCATACCGAATTAGATAAATAAATAGAGCATATTTAAATTCTTCTTGAAACTCAATAGTCTTGTAATATGGATTTGCCTTGAATATATTATTTAGTTCTTTCTTTCGCTTGAGTAAGTCTTTGTCGGTAGTATATGTTGACACGAATGGAATATCACGAAGTCGTCGCATAATACTATCACCTAAATCACCGACCATAGCACATTTCTTGTTGAGTTCTAACACGTGAGTCCCGACTAACTCGACTTTATCGTCATTACAGTATAACTTACGAGCACAAATACCCTTACCGCCAGTTAATTCTTTAATTGCTGATAAATTGAGTGATTTCTTTTCGTCTGGTTCTCGGTAATTAATGAATCGTTTTCCAGACATATTAGCAATGGCTGGATTACCACCGTCTTTGAGTGGATTTAGTAATACAGCATTATTCGCTGAATAACCGAAATTACCAAGAACTTCCATTTGTAATTCATTTATGACACCCTTACCATTACCACCACCACCACTCGCAAATATGAATTTCTCAATAGGAATTCCATATAAGCCAGTAGTTAAGTAATGTATGTATTCTTGTCGTATATCTTCGTCTGGAAATATTTCGTCAATTAACTTAGATATTTTATTAATCTGTGATTCTGTAGGCATTAACCAGTTATAACCAGTTGTTTCTAATATATAGTTCTCACGCCGTGTTCCTACCCAGTTATGAGTTTTTAAATCATAACACGTGTTGTTAAACGGAAGTAAGTATGGATTCTTATCGAATTGAACTTCTTGGAAATCTACTACAGACAGCAGACTTTTCAGTCTTTCGGTAATAGTATTAATTTTAGCACAGTTTTTTAACTTCGCAGCAAGTCCAGAAGCAAATTTAATTTTATGACCTAACTCTTCTAATCTTTCTTTTAGTAGAACCGTATCGGTTTCTCCAGTTTCGCAACCATTCTCCAACACTTCTTCTATTTGGTTTCGTTCTTCATAAAATTTGTCAAGTCTGGTTCTTTGTAATCCAGATAAATAATCACTCAATATCTTTTTTACTCTTTCATTCTTTTCGTCTTTGAACCACCGACCTTCAGTCCCTTCTTCATTACCCAAATACATAAATATTGTAGAATCCAGATAGACTAAGTTCTTCTCGTGATTACGAAGAAATAACTTCGCTTGACTGTCGTCGCTGTCTAAGAATTCCATAGATTCCATTTCTTCATTCTGTAAGTCTTGATACGCTTGTTTATTAGATATTTTAGCATAATAATACATAGTTCCAATAGATATAGTTGTTGAATCTACAGACTCATATTTTGTATGAAATTGGTTTTCGTTGAATTTATCGCTTTTCTGTGATATATAATGAGCAACTGCCTTCTCATTACCCGATTTTAGAGCAGTAAGTATTTTTAACCAACTATCATATTCGTCGAGGTATTTTACCGCTATAATATCAGCATATTTGAATGCCTTTGATTCTTTGTTGAGTTCTTCTAACTCGGTTATTTCTTTTTTTGTTTTTTTTTTCTTAAGTTTCATTTTTAACTTAACACCACTTCCAGAACATAAGTCGCCCACTGGAGCACCAAACTTGAGAGGTAAGTCTTCGTATTTAAAAGTCGGTATTTCACCATTATTCTCAATCTCATTTTCTGCTGGACACCAGCCGAAAAATCCACTGAGAATTTCCAAGTCTTTATACAATTCACAAGACCCCGATAATTTGAGTAAGTTCTTCTGTTTTGATAATTTCTTATCCAGTTTGAAAAATATATGTTTACCGAGTGCTTTAGTTGTAGATTTGTAATACGGACATTTCTTAAGTAAGTCGTCTACCAGAGTATGAGCCTCGTCAGTATATTCTTTCTCTTCCTTCCAATCAATATCTAAATGATAAATTTCTGTTGTATCCATACAAATTGTATATTTGCTTTGGTCTACTACCGACATTTTTTTAAATATATCTTGGTATTTGACTAACTCGGTATTACACCAGTTCTCATTCATAAACTCCTTCTTATTCGGCATTCCACCGAATAATGTGCTTGGAAGAAGTGTCTTCTCATATTTACCCTTCGCACCCTTACTTACTTTGACCATAATCGGTCGCCATTTAATATTATTAGTCTCACAAAATTCTACTACGCTCATTTTATATTAATTAATATTTATAAATTTTGAAATTCAATTTTTAAAAATATTATATTTTCATATTGAAAAAAAAATACTTTTTCATTTGCTAATGACGAAAATCGTCTATACAAATACGCTAAATACCGACTGGCTTAAATCGGTTTTACTTTGCCTGACTGAACTAATCCCTCAAGCAATTCTTCACTATGATATTTTATCCAATCTGCTTTAGTCATTTTTCTTTCACTACATTCCCCACAATGCCTATCACCATTTCCAAACGGATTATTCAAATAGAAGTTTTCAATGATAGTCTCACAATCCTCACACTTCTTATCATAATGACTAATAATTTGTTCTTCTTCTTCTTCGTCAAACTCGGTGGGTTTTACACAACCACCTACCGAGCAGAAACATATATCGGTATTAACTGTGTCTATTGTGGTGTCTTTAAAACAGTAAGGTTCTTCTTCTTCGTCGTCGGTGTCTGGAAACATACCCATAGGGTCGGAAACTCTATCGTCGCAACACCCACAACGATATTCAGTGCCTTCCTCATTAATGTCGTTAAACATAATGCGACCTTTACCACTATCGAAATGCCCTTGCGAGATAGTGTAATCACAATCACCACATTCTATGTCGGTATTAGTAATAGTATTCATAATCAATTTATGATATGCTCTGGACTACAACTCAAAAAAAAATTCAATTTTGGTTTCAATTACGAAAATCGTCTATACAGTTAAATACCGAATATAAAATGTCGGTAATATATATATGGTTGAACCGTTAGGAAGAACTGAACAAGAATACTTAGAATTAGCAGAGACGTTTAAAGACCGAATGGCTGAGAAAAACAAAGAATACCGAGATATAAAGGTTAAATACATACTTGGTAAAAAACTCATTTCACAGACTTACGGCTTAGTTCGCTCAATACAGACTGAAATGGACGCTGATATATGCGACCATATCTTGGTAGAATGGCTAATTAACGAGATAAGAACAATTCACAGCGACTATTTATTTCAGGACGAAGAGAAGAAACTCGGTATTTACGGCGAATAACAGACTTTTCTCAGTCGGTATTTATTTGTATAGACGATTTTCGTCAATAGCAGAAAAAATTGAATATTTTTTTGAGTTGTATTCTATAAACATATTTCGTAATTGAAAATGACTATTAAAACAATCACACAAGCAACTCGTTCTTACAGTGAGATTAAATCGCAACTAAGAGATTCTGCTTTGAGTTCTGCTGTAGGTTGGGCTAAGGCTGAAAGAATGCTTGACGGCCAAGAGAAGTCATTGGACTTTGAACTTGATTATATTGGGCAAGTTGTTAAAATTTCTATCGCAGCCATAGAATCGGGTGAGGAGGCGGAGAAGGCGATTCTAACAAAACTCGGTTCTCAAGATATATTTCGTGGTAAGTCTGTTCAAATTGACGGCAAACAATACCAGCCTTCAATCGATATGTCTGGAAATACTTATGTAAATTCGGCTGGAGAACCAATTACCGACTTTGTTGCGATTGGTAAACACCGACTTCTATATCTTATGGACGCTGTTAAGGAAAAAGTCGACGATTCATTAATGTTGAAAGGCCAAAGAAAACTGTTGAGGTGGAAACAGAAATTCCACAGATACTGTTATAATTTCAATGATACAGAAATGACTAAATACCACAACAAAATCAGCGAATTTGAGTCATTACAATTGGACGCTCGAACTGAGGCAAATGCTGAGGGACGAGAAATCAGTGTTATTCACCATAGTCCAAGAGACGAAGAA